ATTGCTAACGCTGTAGATTTTCAGCGTTATGTCTGCCACTCCGTCAGTCAGGTAATCATAGGTCGCCTGTATTGCTGCCGCCCGGATAGCTGCCGTCCTTAGTGCTGCATGCGTTACATTGGGCGTCATGTTGCAACAAGACCTGCACCGATAACCGGCGCGTACAATCCGGTGTCATCCCAAGCCTGTACCGTGTACCTGAAATCGGGGCTCAGGTTGCTGAATGACCATGTACCGTCTGGCCCCGACACTTTCTCCGCAATGTAGTGCAGGTTGGTTCGCTTCAATGAGTTGTTTTTAGGTGATGGCATTTCAGCAAACAGAACCACTACCCGCTGGACTGGCGTGTTAGGATTGCCCGTTGCTTTAACCGTGCCGGATAGCGATGCAGTTCCCGAAAAGTAGGGATGCTGTGAAACTATAACCCGCCCGATAATATCGTCGCTCATCGCCAATCCCCAAGGTCTATGGCTATCAGGTTGTCATTCGATGCGTTCCCGTTAGAGTTAACAAGCAGGAACGGGTTGCCATCTACCAAAGAAATCGTGTGACTGCCAGACGTGATGAAGTTGTCTTTCTTTATCGGTGACGGGTAATAACCCGGGATCATCCCGCGCACAGCATTTGCTGATGCGGTTTTTTCCATAACGATTCCGCTGCGATGTATCACAAGACCAGCGTTTGGTGCTGTGTTTGCCGGGTAGTTTGTCTGGTTAATGAACAAACAGCTTGAGTCAATCTGTGGTGAGTAAACCCCACAGGCTACAGAACCATTTGCATACTCGCCGAGCGCGCTTGATATGTACTTATTTCCTGTAGTATTTGAAGAAGAATAGAATGGCGAAAAGATGCCAACGCTAGGGGTTGCTATATTAACTGCGCTTATCACGCAGGCATTTGCCTCGGCAGGATCAAAGCTGGCAATGTCCCCGAAATAGATTGCCTGATGTCGCTCTGCGACGGCAGCCAATCGAATGAACAGATAAAAGAACTTATCATCGGCAACCAACACCCACACTCTATCCCCTGATGCGTCTGTGCTTCTGCGAGTTGCAAAATTAGCCTGCTGTGCCACGGTCGGGAATGCTCGTGTTCCTGTGTCAACATCGGTCATGGCTTCATAGCCGCGCACTGGCTGGCCAACGCTGTACGCCCCGCTGTCATCAATACGGAAATAGAACCCGCTGTCAGACGTTGCGGAATTATATGCCGCTTTATTTGTTCCGGTGAATGCTTTTGTCCAGCCTGCGTCCTCGACTATGGCGGTGATTGTTCCTGTTGCCGTTGCGTTGGAAATGCCTGTGGCGTCAAAAGTGAATGTGGTGCTGCCCGGCACTGTTGCCACACGATGCGATCCATTCAGCCCGCTCGGTGTTGCGCCGGAAATTGCAACCACTGCGTATTGCGTGAATCCGTGACCACCGGAAACGGTAGCCGTTGCAATACCACCGGACACAACAAGACTGGTGAGCGTTTTCGAGTTGAACCCGTTAACCAGACAGGCATCAAGCACGTTGATGATGCCGCCAGCAGCCACACCCATCACTGGAGCGCCGGTCATGTCAGAGGTGAAGATCCTTGTCTTGTGCGAAAGTGCCATTAGTTAATCCTCAGGGTCTGTCGATGTTGCCAAGAGCGTGAATCTCGCAACCGTCTGCACCATCACCAAGCGGTTCATCACTCTGCATAATGCTGCGGGCCATCCAGATCGGGGCGATTGCGCCTACAGTGTTAATGCGCACCACATTTCCAGCCGACCAGCCGCCGCCATTTGCGGCTACAGGGATAGTCAAATACGGTACGCCATTTAACCCATCATCATCACGCGTACGCGGGTTTATCGGTGCGATGTTGGCATTGAATGCACCGGTGAACACAAGGCCGCGTGTTTCGCCAATCAACTCCACGTTGGTTGTATTTGTCCAGCGCAATACCCATCGTTCCGTTTCGCAGCCTTCGTTTGTCACAGTGATCGGGTGCGCTATCAGATCAAGTGTAGCAGTTGCCGCACTCCCCTCGATGTTGTCTACCCAAGTGCCATCCCAACTGTTTTGATCCCATGAATCACTCACTCTTGCCCGCCTGTCGCCATGCAAAAGACACCCGGCAATGATGGTTCCATCCGTGGGGAAATTGAACGAAAGCGCCCGTGATAGTGTCAGCGCACCGTTGATCTGTGCATCAGTCACCATCCTCAGGTCTGCAACCGTATGGCGTAGCGTGACAGGCTGTGCAATGCCGGTGTCATCGTCAATGGTCACAGTGCCAGCTGCGCGGTCAAGAGTGTACTGGTCGCTCGGTACTGTTACACCATCATCATCCAGAAGGCGCACCCATGACAGGCGCGTCCGGCCTGCGTTAATGGTCTGGCCTGTTGTCTTTGTTGCTGGCGCGGTTTCGTCTGTGTTCGCAATGACAACCAGATCGCCAGTGCGATAGATTGGCACGCGCCCATCAGGTGGAAGCCTTACTGCATCAATGCCCAAAATGTCAGCAGATAGCGGGATGTATTTGTAACTCACTGCGTTGTAGCGGATCGTTGCCGGGTCAACTCTGCGGGGAGTCCACACATCGGCGATGATTTTGCCAAACTCTATTGCGGCAGTTCCGTTGTTATAGTTAACCGTCCCGGTAATCCACTCGCTGGTTATGTCGCCGTTTTCGTCTGCGCTTGCTGTGATTTGCTCCCCATCTTCCGTGACAGCAGTCACCGACAATGCCTCTGGTTTCAACGGAGCAAGCTGAGTGCGAAAATTGGCAGCAATGGATGACCAGTTGCCGTAAATGGTTTGCAGTGTCAGCAGGGTGATCGGGCTGGAAAAGGATATTTTGTACGGGTCAACCGTTATGTTTCCGGCAATGTAATTCACCGTCCCAACAATCTCTGCATTTGCAGTGTCGCCGCCTGTATAGCGCAGCAGATCGCCTGCCCTGTCAAAGTATGTGTATGAACCGCAGGTAAACAGCAATGAACCCTGCACGATAGCTTCGTCAATGTCGGCGCCGATTAACTGGATAGTGACATCGGGTGGCGTAATTGTTTCCGAAAGGTCGGCCTGCCCGGCAGCCGCTGGCGTGTAATAACAGGTCACTGTTCCCGTTACGAAACTGTGGTTAGCTGATCCCGCTGTTGAGCTTGACCATGAATTGCTTTGGCCGCCGCTGGTATTCCATACGCTCTCAGTTACAGCAGGCAGAACAGGCAGCGTGAACTCGCCAGTGTCATAGTCAACAATGCCAGACTCGTTGAGTATCTTGCCCGCCCCATCGTCTGCCGCAATGTGATGGTAGCGCCTCGCCTCCCCCGCCGTGTTCGACTTGGTGGACGTTGTTTTTTTGTTCAGATCAATAGTTGGCATATTAAATTCCCGTCATGCTGTATTTTATAGTGGTCGATACGCTGTCAGACTTTGTTGTTGAATGGGTATCCCACTCGCAACGCAAGGTTCCGGGCAGTATCGCTTCCTCAAGGTCAATGGTTGCAACTCCACCCGGTGCGGCTACGCTGTTCTTGATCACCATAACTTGCGTCTGCTTTTTAGCGGTAACGGTAAATGATGTGGCAGCATCAGGGGCGAGAGTCGTGGTGACTTCAAATTCCCCGCTTGAGTAATTGATATACCCATCGGCATGCCCGGTAATTACGCCAGCGGCATCAGCGGTTGCTGTTTTGGTGGCGGCTCCGCTTGTCCATGTCAGGGTAAATTCTGTCGGCTTGATCGACTCGCCCAGGCTAAACCGCACCTCTATGTCTGAGTTAATATCTTCGCTGTCTGCCCTGTTGACGTAGTGAGCTGGCGAGCCCCATGACATGATTATCTTGCTATCTGCATCAGGCAGCGCACCGAGTGATAACAGCATGCCCCCGGTTACATAGGAAATTGTGCCAGCTCCAAGGCTTGGGTCAGTTCCTGAAATCATCCCGTTGCCATCGTCTTGCAGTACATACCAGTTTCCGAGTGCCATGTAGCTAATGACCAGCGAACCCCTGTCAGGGCGGGGCAGTAATGTTTCTGTCCAGTTCAACCGGCGATTCTCCACCGTGACATCGAGCGCCTTTGTGTGCGCCTGCTGTGACACCACAACTGCAGGTGTGAATGCCACGGTATTTGTGCCGGATGTGACAGTGGGTGCGCTTGCAGTAAACCGGATCTCGCCCGTTTCGTACTCAACGCTGCCGATTTCGGTGACGCCATTCAGCAGCACACCATCGCCATCATCCGTAAAGGTATAGGCCCCTCTGGTAATTGTCAGTGATCCCTGGTAAATGCCCGTAGGTAATTCCATCAGAAGCCCGCTGCCAATAGCGCCAAGGATCGGCAAAGACAATGGCGATTCACTGATCGCCCGCATCTGTGTGACAGTTGGCGAAAGGGTCTTGTTAACCAGCGGGGTTTCTGACTGTGCAGACGGCACGAGCTGCGTGTAAATACTGCCAGCCATGACGGTAAGGTCGCCAATATCAGCGGCCTCGGTAAGCGGCTGTGAACTGTAGTAACGGGTGGCATCTGCAACACGCGTGTCACGGATGCGAGTTTTGTTGGTGTAGCCGTATCCAGCATCCGTCCTGCTGACAGTGTGCCCGTTAAAGTCGAACCGCAGTGCATCGGAAAGCGTGAGCGTGACAATCATCCGCTGGAATGTGTCTCTGTCATCCTCGAAAGTAACGTCTGTGGCTGATACGTCGATCACTCTAACATACTGCTCCTTTTCAGATGGCTCCCCCTCATCCTGCACAAGACAAAGCGTCTTGCCGATTGGAGGCAGTGCAGAACCTACTTTCTGGATCACGCTTATTGCCGTCATGCCTGAAATGTGGTTTTCGTTGAGATAACCGCCCCACGTTGTTGACTTGTACAGGTACGACTCCACCCTGTCGGCGGCTTCGCTGCGAACGTCAAACGGATCGCCAGTGGCAAACAGCGTGTAACTGATGCTTTCATCTACGGGAAGCGCTGTTATTACAGTCTTTGCCCCGCCGAACAGTGAGGTATCAAGCGACTCCACACCCAAAAAGATTTTGCGCAGATTGAACCGGCCATACGCTCGGTCAGTATCGGAAATATCTTCAAAAATGTTGTTCATCTCGCCATCAATGATCTGTGTGCCAGTGGAAGCACCGCCGCCTTCCGGTACGTCATCCATCACCTGCGATTCGAGAAATTTTATATTGTCTTGTTGGATTGGCATTGGTTACACCGTCACGAGTTTCAAAGTGGGTTGAATGTAGTTTGTTTCGGTTGGGTCGCTATAAAACATGATAGGCCTTGCCTCTACCGCTGGCGCATCGTAATGCCGGAATCGTACATCGTAGGCTGTCCCCATAAATTCCAGCTCTAACACTTGGTCTGGATCGTTTAACCAGGTATCAAGCGAAGCCAGTTGAAAGCGTGTCCACCATGCAGAATCTTCCGAGAATGGGACCAGCGTGATCGGCCTGCCTTTAACGGATTGCTGCGTCTGGATAATTGGCTTCCCAGTCAAACCACGAGTGAACGAAGAACCAACCGCCTGCCAGTTGTGTTCATCCTGCCAATGCAAGCCCTCTGGAAGTTCTATGGTTGTTACGCCATCGCTCAAAGTAATCATTGCGCTGTGCCCTTCCCTTTTTCTAACGATTTCAGCCAGCCTTCAAGCTGGTCCTCGCTTCCCGCAGCTGCATCAACCGAGAACCTTTGGCCTGATGGTGATGACAATTCAAAGCGCACGACCTTTGTTGGTACTGTCTGCTGTGTGCTTTTTTCCTGTGAAATAATTGCCTCTCTTGCTGCTCTTTCATCGCTTAATTTTTTCTCGTCGAGTGCGACAACATCCGCTGCTTTTGCTCTGTTGACCATATCAGCCACAGCCCTGAGCGCCGAGTTTGTGCTTCCAAACTTCTGGCGGTCAATCGACGCCTCAAGTTCGAGGTACAGCTTTTTGGCTTCCTCTGTTTGGAACTGGTCCACACCAGTGCCTGCCAGTTTTAAGGGCGTCCTCCAGCCACCACCGCCGCCGCCACCGCCGTTGTTGTTTGTGACGTTGGCCACGTCCTTCTTTGCGTCTACCTGAGTGCGTATGTCTGCTGCGGTTTGTTTCGCTTGTGCGCCATGCTGTGCTTCTGCGTTCCTTGCCGCTTCGGTTGCTGCCATCACATCGCGCTTGCCTTTTGCTGACGCCTGCAATGCAGCTTGCTCTGCCCTTACGATTGCCAGCTTTTGTTCTGCCAGTGCAATCATGCGGGTTTCTGTTGCTGTGCGTGTTCCATCAAGATCGGCTTCCATTTTTGCCAGCTTGACCTTCTCGACAAACGCCTGTACTTCGCGCTTCTTCGCTTCAACCATCGCGTTGATTCGCTCAATTTCCGCGCCGTATAGCTGGGTCTGAATACGCTGCACCTCTGCCTCATTGCCGCGAGCTTTGGCAACTGCTAACCGGCTGGTCAGCTCAATCTGCTTGAGGTCGTTGTTCTTCAGATCAATGTCCAGTTGCGCCTGTGAGAGTTGTTGTTGTTGTTGCTCTGCCGCTGCTCTTGCCTGCAATGCCGCGGTAGCGTTTGCTGTGGCTGTTGCCGTGGCTTCCGTTGCCGCTGCCAGTGCTTGCTCTGCACCTGCCCCACCAGCCAGAACAGCGTTCAAAGCATCCAGTGCCGCCTGTGCTTCTGCCACCTTGATGTTGTAGGCTTCCTGCTCTGCCGCCGTTCCCTGCATGGCCTCGGCGCGCCCCTGTTCCAGATCAATCAGGCGTGTTTGCAGCTCAACATAGGCAGCATCAGCAGCAGCGCTGTCCGTCTTGGCAGTCTTGAGCATGGTAAGGAACTGCAACGCCTGCTGTTGCTTGACGAATAGCGTGTCATAGGTCAAGCCCTCATTGCGCATGGCGTCATTGGTGGCCTGTGTCTGCCGGGCATTCTCACCCTGGGCAATCGACAAGGCAGCAAGGTTTGCCGCCATTGCGATCTGCTTTGGCTGGATTTTGTCCAGTTCGATCTGCTCGTCTTTCAGTTTCTGAATTGTTTCCGCTTGCGCTTGAGCTTCTGCATCCGTTGCCGCCTTCTTGTTGTTGAGTGCGATGATTTCATTGTTTACAGCCTCCACTCGTTTCTGCGTCATTTCGACTTGTTGCTGTGCCGCGAGTGCGTTTTCCTGTGCGGTCTTTGCCGATACCATTTCAAGATTGGCCTTGGCTTGCAGAACATCGTTAAAGCTGCCCGTTGCCTGAGCGCGTGACAGTTCAGCTTGGGCGCCTGCCATCTGTGCATCGCCATATTCTTTCGTTGCCGCCACTGCGTTTGTGGTGGCTGTTGCTGCCTTCGTATAAGCCTGTGCGCCCTCAAGTACGGATGAGCGGAATGCATCAACCCCTGCGGTTGCTTCTTTCTGGCCTGCCGCTGCGCGTCTTGCATTAATGTCGTACCCAAGGAACAGTTTTGAAAGTGCGCTGCCAGTCTTGTCTGCCAGTGAACCACCAATCTCTTTCAGGTCGGTCTTTAGTCCCTCAAAACTGAAGGTCAGGACAGCGGCAGCGGTTGTGCCAATGGTCTTTCCAAGCGCATCAATGCCAGATGCTGCGATGCCCACAAAAGCACTCACACCCTCAACTGCCTTTGATAAACCATTCATCACGCCAGACAGAAAGCCGCCAGCGTTTGTCGATTCATTGATGCTGGTAGCTGCAAGTTTTAACTGTGTGACAAAGTTATTCCAACTTTGCGACAGCCCTTTGATCTCAGCGTCTTTGCCGTAGACCTTTTCAAGCCCGGTGGCCATCTTTTCCACTTCGGCGCGTCCTAGCTGCCCTGCGGAAATCATGTTGTAAAATTCGGTTGTGGTGAGGTTCAACGAATCTGCAAAAATCTTTGCAGAGCCGGGGATCCGCTCCATGATCGACTTGACGTCCTCAAGCTCGAATTTGCCCTTGCCGATACCTTGGGACAGCTGGACCATTGCGCCTTCAACTTCGGCTGTTGTTGCTCCCATCTGAGCCATTGCACCAGCGAACGCGCTGAATATCTTTTGCGTTGCCGCGCCTTCCAGTGATGTGCCCCGAGTTGCTGCGGCAAGTAATGTGTAACCCTTCGTCAGACCTTCAACATCAACGCCAAGCTGGAGCGCTGTTTTTGTCAGATATTCAAATTGTGCATTGGCTTTTTCAGTGTCGCCAAAAAGCCCGACCATCATCCGCTTGAGGTTTTCAAACCCAGCAACAACACGCAGAACCTGTGTGGCAAGACCTATGCCGATGAAGCCCTTGGCAGCAGTAACCATTGAGCCAAGGCCAGACGCAGCACCGCTTGTTGACTGCTTTACCTGTTCGGCGGCAGCGGAGGTTTGTTTGATTGTGCCAGTTGCAGTGTGTAGCGACTCGCCAACACTATCTATGGAGGACTTCGCTTTTGCTGTGTCTGCCGTAATCTTGATTTTGACTTCTTTATCAGTCACGGCAGCACCTTAAAATATGATCAGAAAGGAGCGGCAATCCGTTGCCGCATTGCATGTTTTCCCGTATTACACCATCGCGATCTGCATGTATTGCGACAAGCCAGCAGTTGTAATGGTTTCATCCTTCAGCGCAGAGAACGCCATTTTGATTTCGCCGAAATCATCCCCGATAAGATCGAGGCCGGACGTTGGCGAGAACTTGGTGCGATGGATTTTCACAACAACCGGGTTACCGCTGTCCACTTCGTTCAATCCGTCAAAGATCAGCGTGTATTCTGTTCCGGCATCAGTTAATGCCTGAATTAAATACTGGATGTTCTTTGTGTAGCCGATTGAAAGACGCAGACCACCAGCAAATAGCGCGTCATAAGCAGCCAGAGCTTTGATGCCAGTGTTTGTAACGGTGTAGTGAGTGTCCTTGACCAGAGTTTCAGGGCTGCGCAGAGTCCATACAACAGTGCCATCACTTACAGTCGCGCCGACAGTGCCGGTGAATGTAGGTTTTGGTGCTGCTTTGGATGTGCCTGCGGTTGTAACCTCGAACACCTTGCTGCCTTCGACAATGCGCGTGCCTGCGGTGTACGCAGTTTCAGCGACCCACGTTTCAGACGGTGCAGCCTTAACAACAGGCGCAACGTCAGGCGATGGGATGTAAGCGAAGAACACAGAGTTCTCTGGGTACAACGTCTGGATTTCCAGAGTCACAGCAGATGCCGTTTGCGCTTCAACGCTACCGCGAAGTGCCTGAGCAAGGTTTGTGGGTTTGAAATCGTCAACGGTCATCTCGCCCTTAACAGACGTGATACGTTCAACAACGTCCAATTCACCACCACCAGCATTCTGATAATCAACACGAGCCTTGCGGTCAGTGTCTACAGAGTTTGACAGTGATTTACAGTTTCCGATTTCAATCGGTGTGGTGTCGCCAGTTCTCGGTATCAGGTAGATTTTACCTTTACCGATGTAACCTCGTGTGGTTGATACTAATGCCATGATGCCTACCCCTTACTTGTATGTTTCAAAAATGCCAGCAAGCGGAGAGCCTGCAAACACCTTAACCTTTTTCGATTCAGGTCCTAATGCCTGTGCTGCACCTTTCCAGAAATCCAACATCAGGCTTAATCCCGGCTGCTTCATTGCTGCCTCGCCTGTGAAGTATTTCTCGCCATCAGTGAACAGATCAAAACCGCACATGATTACCTGCCTTGCACCCATCCGAACCGCCAGCATCATCGCTGGAATTGCGCTATGGAATCCCGCACTCAGCACCTCGTTTTCATCCCCTGCGATCAAATGCGTGACGTGCTTATCGTCTTGCAGTGGTGAAATTATCGGCGCCTGTGAGAACTCCCTGCACTTTGCCGGAATGCCATCATCAAGACTGACGATGTAATCAACAGCGGCCACACTGGCTGCGTGCTGGTTCACACCGATCTTGATGACAGTCCTTGGCAGTTGCTTCATGTTTGCAGGCAGTGACGTTCCACCACCAAGAACCGCAAACACTTTGCCGGGATGCTTTTTGTACAGGCTTTGCACGAGCTGTTTGTCTGTATCAAAGACAGCCACTTCCAGCTCCACCCGCTTTTCAGCGGGCAAGCCGGTCATGATCTCTTGGAAAGACAACAGACCCACGATTAAGACAGCTTGTGGATGAA